GGCCGAGAAGGAATACGCCTTCATGGACGGCCACCAGTGGACCGAGGAGGAAAAGGCCAAGCTGGAGGAAAACCAGCGGGTGCCGGTGGTTTTCAACCGGGTGCAGGTCATCATCGCGTCGGTGTCGGGGTCCGAGATCAACAACCGCACCGAGGTTCGCTTCATCCCCCGCGAGATCGGCGACGCCAAGCCCAACGAAATCCTGACCGCCGGGGCCGAGTGGTTTCGCGACGAGGCCAACGCCGAGGACGAGGAGACGCAGGCCTTCGAGGACATGCTGGTTGCGGGCTTGGGCTGGACCGAGACGCTGCTGGACTACATGGCCGACCCGGAAGGCGCGCCGCGCGTCGTCAGGCTCGATCCGCTGGAAATGTGCTGGGATTGCCACGCGCATCGCAAGGGTTTGCAGGACGCCAGCCGGGTTGCGCGGGTGCGGCAAATCCCACTGGCCGAGGCCGAGGACATGTTCCCCGGCAAGGACGCGAGCGAGATCAACGCCGACTGGATCAGCAAGGCGAAAAACGAGGGGGAGAGCCACGAAACGCTGGTCGGCGATCAATACAAGTCGGGCCGCAAGGAAGACGGGCAGGCCGCCGACGGCACGGTGACTGTGGTTCAGGTCCAGTGGCGCGAAAAGGTCCGGTCTGTCGAGTATGTCGACCCGCAGGACGGCGGGCGGAAGGAGATGCCCAAGGCAGATTGGGACAAACTGGCGAAAGTCATGCCCATCGACACGGTGATCCCGAACCGCCCGATGACGAAATACGTCTGGAAGCAGGCTTTTCTGGGCCGCGACGGCATCCTGCTGGAAAACCAGCCCTGCAAGGACGGCTGCACCTTCAAGGCGATGACCGGCAACTATGACCGCAAGGAAAAGCGGTTCTATGGGTTGCTGCGGGTGATGATGGACCCGCAGAAATACGCCAACAAGTGGCTGAGCCAGACGCTGCACATCATCAACGCCAACGCCAAGGGCGGGGTGATGTATGAGCAGGGCGCGGTGCTGGACGCGCAGGCATTCGAGGGGGGCTGGGCGGCGGCTGACAGTGCCGTGGCCGTGGCGAACGGGGCGCTTTCAGGCGGGCGCATCCAGCCCAAGCCGCAGGTGCAGATGCCTGCTGCGCTGATGCAGCTGACGCAGTTCGCCATTTCGACGATCCGGGACACCAGCGGCGTCTCGCTTGAGCTGATGGGCATGGCCGACAGGCAGCAGGCCGGGGTGCTGGAATATCAGCGCAGGCAGGCCAGCATGACGACGCTGGCGACCTACTTCGACAGCCTGCGGTTCTACCGCAAGACGCAGGGTGAGGTCATCCTGTCGTTCCTGCGCGACCACATCGCCCCGACCGGGCGGCTGGTGCGGATCGTTCGCGAGGGCCTGGCGCAATATGTGTTGCTGGCGACTGAAACCGGGACGCGGAAATACGACGTGATCGTGGACGACAGCCCGGCGGCGCCGAACGAGAAAGAGCGGGCTTGGTCTGTCATCGAGAAGATGATGCCGATCCTGCAACAGGGCGGGTTGGGGCTGGAAGACTGGGCCGACGTGCTGGAATACAGCCCGCTGCCGTCCAGCTTCGCCGAAAAGGTCCGCGCCAAGGCGGCGGAGCAAAAGCAGAGCCAGGGTCAGGACCCGATGCAGCAGCTTGCGATGCAGGCGGCGCAGGCGGACGTGCTGAAAACGCAGTCCGAGGCGGAGGAAAACCAGAGCCAGACGATCTTGAACCAGGTGAAAGCGCAGCGGGAAGCCGTCGCGCCTATCCAACCTCCGGCGATGCCCGGAATGGCCCAACCGCGCCCGGCCAGCGCCCCGTAACCCCCACGAAACGAGGGAAATATGAGCGAAGTCATGACCGCCGACGAAAGCGCGGCGATGGAGGCGATGAAAGCCGATACCGGCGCGCCGGTCGAGGCCGCCGATGTGGTGGAAGCGCCGGAAGCCCCGGCAGCCGAAACCCCCGCGCCAGCCGCGGAAACCCCGGCGCCAGAGCCGGATAAGCCCCCGCCGGGCATGGTGCCGCAGGGGGCGCTGCATCAGGAGCGTGAGCGCCGGAAGGCGGCAGAGGCCAATTACCAGGAATTGCAGGCGAAGCTGGCGGCCATCGAGGCCAGGCTGAACCCGCCCGCCGAGATCGTGGTGCCGGACCCGGTTTTGCAGCCCGAAGCGTTCAAGCAGTTCCAGATCGACCAGATCAAGCAGCGCGCCGCCGAAAAGGCGGAGGCCGAACGCCTGACGCAGGAGCAGGCGCAAGAGCGGCAGATCATGGCCCGCGTCAATCAGGACGTGGCCGCGTTCAAGGCGACTGTGCCGGACTACGACCAAGCTTTCCAGCATGCCGTGAAGGTGCGGCGCGAGGAACTGGCCTTCTACGGCAATACGCCGGAGCAGATCGACCAGCAGATCGAGGTCGATGTGCGGGCCATCGTCGGGCAGGCCTACCAACAGGGCAAGAACCCGGGCGAGGTGTTCTACAGCTACGCCAGGATGCGCGGCTATTCCCCGGCGCAGGCGGCGAAGGATCCCATTCCGCAGCAGGCGGCGGCGCAGGTCAACGCTCTGGCCGAGGCGCAGCGCCAGACGCAGAGCATGGCGACCGCAGGCGGCCCGTCGAATGACGGCGGGATCACCATCGAGACACTGGCGAAGATGAGCGAGGCCCAGCTGGCGAAGATGCCCAAGGCCGAGCGCGACGCCATGATGCAGAAGGTCATGGGCGGTTAGCCCCAGGCCACCCCGCGCTTCGGCGCTTCGTCCCGCGTAGACGTAAAACACGCCCCGCCCGGCTCCGGCGTCACGGTGAGCGCTTCATCGAACATCAACACGCAAAAGGAGCCATATCATGGCGAATACGACCTTTGGCGTCGGCCATCCCCTCGCGGTATCCGTCTGGTCGAAAGACCTCGCGGCAGAGGCGATCCGGCGCACGTTCATCGGCAAGTTCATCGGGCAGACCGAGGACTCGCTGATCATGGAAAAGGTGGACCTGAAAAAGTCCGCCGGGGACAACATCACCTGCGGGCTCAACGTCCAGATGCAGGGCGATGGTGTCCAGGGTGACGCCACGCTGGAAGGCAACGAGGAAGCCCTCCAGTTTTACGACGACAACCTGCGCATTGACCAGCTGCGCCACGCGACCCGCGTCAAGGGCCGCATGACCGAACAGCGGGTGCCTTACAACCTGCGCCGGGTGTCTCGCGACCGCCTCGCCGACTGGTGGGCGCGCCGCATGGACGTGGCGTTCTTCAACCAGATCTGCGGCAACACCGCAGTCTCGGATACCCGCTTCACCGGCAGCAATGCGGTGATCGCGCCCTCGACGAACCGGATCATCCGGGCGGGCAACCAGTCCACCGACCAGGCGCTGACCACCTCGGACAAGTTCGACCTGACCTATATCGATGTGGCCCGCAACTACGCGGAAACCGCCTCCATCGAGAACAGCACCGGGCCGATGATCCGTCCGATCAGCCAGGACGGGAACGACTACTACGTCATGTTCCTGCACGACGATCAGGTCTACGACCTGCGGACCAACACCACCGCAGGCCAGTGGCAGGACATCCAGAAGGCCGCGCTAATGGGCGGTGACGTGAAGGACAACCCGATCTTCACCGGCGCCCTTGGCATCTATAACGGGGTCATCCTGCACAAGGCTGCCCGCGTGACCAACGGCGTCCATTCGACGGCGGGAACGGCGGTTTCCAACACCCGCCGCGCGGTTCTGTGCGGTGCGCAGGCGGCGGCCATCGCCTTCGGATCGGAGAACGGCGCGACGAAATACACATGGGTTGAGGAGATGTTCGACTACGGGAACCAGTTCGGCGTCGCCGCCGGGGCGATCTGGGGTCTGAAGAAGATGAAATACATCCCGGAAGACAACTCGGCCACCAACGCGGAAGACTTCGGGACCATCGTGGTCTCGACGTATGCCGCGCGCCCGACCGCAGCTTAAGGAGGGCTGACAGATGGGACTGAACGCAGGAAAAGGCCAGGTCATTCATCAGAACGTGGTGCATACCCTGAGCCGCTACATCACGAACGCCGATCTGACCGGCGTTTACGAACTGGGCTGGGTTCCCGGCGGGTCGCTCATCGTGGCCTCCGGCATCGGCATCCTGGCCGCATGGTCGGGCACCGGCAACGAACAGGTGGATATCGGTTTCGACCGCTCGGAAGGGGGCCTGACCTCCGACCCGAACGCCTTCACCGAGGCCGCGCTGGATATCGACGCGGCGGTCGGGCACATCGCAGGGGACGTGGTTTCGGCTGCGAACCTCTACTTCGAGAAGCCCGCCCGGATCACGTGCGACATCGTGAACACCGACAGCACGACCGGCAAGGCGCTGGTCTACGTGAACTACATCGTTCGCCAGACGACCTGATGCATCGGCGGGGCTTAGCGGCCCCGCCTTTTTCACAAGGAGACCCGGATCATGGGAAAACAGACCAACTCCACCGCCCCGAAGGAAGCGTCCGGTAAGGGCGGCAAGAAAGGCGGCCGCTGATGCCTCTCGGCGACGTTTGGGACGTGATGAAGGAGCAGCGGGTCGTTATCGGCTCGCTGCAATCCCTCGGCGCCCTCTTCACCACGGCGCCTGTGACCAAGACGGCTGACTTCACCGTCGCGGACACCGAAACCGTCATCATCAACAACAAGACCGGCTCGGCCTGCACGGCGACCCTGCCAAGCGCAGCGCTCAACGCGGGGCGCATTCTGTTGATGAAGACGACCCAGGCGCAGGCCCTCAACTCGGCCTCGTCCAACGTGGTGCCCAAGGCGGGTGGCGCGGCCAGCACGGCCATCGCAACCGGCACGGCGGGCAACTGGGCCTTGCTGGTGTCTGACGGCACCAACTGGGTCGTGATGGCGGGCACCTGATGCGGCGGCGTCAAGCCTTTCTGGCGCGCGAGGAAGTGCGCCGGACCCTGAACACGGAGCAGGCGGTTACAGAGCCGCCTGCGCCTGCCGAGGAGCCTGCGCCCGAGAAGCGCAGGCGGGGCCGTCCGCGCAAGGTGAAGCAGGATGACGACGTTTCTTGACGTTCGGAACCGTGTCGCCGACCAACTGGCGCGATCCGACCTCAGCACCCAGATTGACCGCGAAATCCAGCTTGCCATCGCCCGCTATAACCGGCGGGTGACATGGCTGCACGAGGTCCGGGCGGCGACGCTGACCGGCGTGGCGGCGCAGGCGTGGTATTCGACGGTTGATGTTTCGACCGGGGCCGGGCCGCAGGACGTGACCGGGCGCACGGCGGTTGCCGTGTCGGATATCCAATCCGTGCGCTACATGCGGGCCGCCGATTTCGAGGACCTGAAGCAGGTCCACTACAGCGATTTCGAGCGGTTTTTCGACACCACGGGATCGGCGGGCCTGGCGACGTATTTCACGCTCTACGCGGGGCAGATCGGCATCTGGCCGGTGCCCGCGGGGGCGGAGGTTTTCTCGCTTTCCGTGGTCTGCAAGCCCGTGATCCCCGCTTCGGCGACAGACACAAGCGTCTGGTTCGACCAGGCGCAGGAGCTGATCGAGAACGCAGTTGCCTCGGCGATCTGCCGGAAATTCCTGTCCGATGGCGAGCGGGCGCAGGCGTTCCAGGTCTACGAGACGGCGGCATGGGAGGACTTGCTGGCGGAGAGCAACCAGAAGGCCGCGACGGGCCGGATCAGGGCGCGCGAGTGATGCCGACCATTGAAGTTCCCCTCGGCGAGTTCTTGCCCGCCTTTCCGAAGCAGAACAACCCGGGCTGCGTGGTGGCGAACAACTGCGTTCCGGCGGAGGGGGGCTATGCGCCGTTCTTCGCCCCGAACGAGCGGGCAACCACGGTCACGCGGTCGGGAGGTGGGACGGACAGCACGTTTCTGGGGCCGGTTCGCGGCGCGGCGCTGTTCTTCCGCAATGACGGCTCGCCCCTGATCGTCGGCGGTGCGGAGGATACGCTCTTTGCCCGCGCCGGAAGCGCGGCGACGGAAACGGCGGTGACGGCTTCGGTGGCTGACGGTGAATACTGGGACTTCGCCCAGTTCAACGATTTCATCTTCGCCACGTCCATCGCGAACGATCCCTACTACCTGACCGATGTGGATACCGATGTAACATGGTCGGCCTTGCCCGGCAGCCCGCCGAAGGCGCGGTATTGCGAGCGGTTCGCTGACTTCCTGATGCTGGGCTACATTTCCGGGGCGCCGACGCGCATCCAGTGGTCCAGCTTCAACAGCCCGGCGACGACATGGACCGCTGACCGGCTGACGCAGGCCGGGTGGTCTGATCTGGACCCGCGCTTCGGGGCGATCACCGCGCTGGTTGGCGGTCGCTATCCAATGGTGTTCCAGGAGCGGGGCATTTCGCTGGTGCAGTATGTCGGGCCGCCGACCGTCTGGCGGGTTTCAGTGGTTTCGGAGGATCGCGGCTGCATCGCGCCATTCAGCGTGGCGACCATCGGATCGCAGACCTATTTCTTGAGCCAGGACGGGTTCTGGATGACCAACGGTTCGGAATTCGCGCCGATAGGTAGCCAGAAGGTCAACAAGTGGTTTTTCAACGAGGTGGACAACAGCGCCATTTCCCGAACCCAAGCCGCCGTGGACTGGGCGAACCGCTGCATCATCTGGGCGTTCCGGTCGGTCGGGTCCGAGGCATATGACCGGCTGCTGATCTATTCCTGGGAACAGGGCCGTTTTTCTACGGCGACCGTCACCTCGGACTGGCTGGTGGGGTCGCGGCTGGATGCGACCTCGCTGGAAGACCTCGACGCGCTGTTTGCGACGCTGGAAGGCGTGACGCCCTCGATGGACAGCGAGGTATGGCTGGCCGGGGACCGGGTGCTGGGGTGCTTCAGTTCTTCGGGTGCGACGGCGACGTTCAACACCTTCAACGGGCCTGCCCTGCAAGCCGATTGGGAGTTGGGCGCATTCCAACCGACGCCGGGGTCAAGAGTGTTTGTGAGCGGCGCGCAAGCGGTCTTGGAAGCGGTGGATTGGTCAATGCAGATTGCCGCCGTTCCCGCCAATAATGAACGGGCCGAGACTGTAACGGCATATGGGACGCCGGGGATTGATGGGGCTGTGCCTTTGCGGGCAGATGGCAAGGAAATGCGCTTGGCCCTGCGGATGCCTTCTGCGGCGGTATGGACGCGGGCGCAAGCGGTGCAGTTGACCTATCGTGGGAGCGGCAGGAGATGAAGGGCCGGGACAACTCTGAGGTTCGGTCGCTTATTCGCCGGTTCGGCGGGTCAGGTGGTGGTGGCTCTGTGGCGTGGGGCGATCTTACCGGAGTCCCGGCCACGTTTCCCCCTGACGTTCATGCGCTGGACGATCATAGTGTGCCCATTGGTCCGGTGGACTTTGCGCAGCAACAATCGCAGCGGTTTGTGATAGAAAACCGCACATCTGACCCCGGCGCACCCGTGGCGGGAGAAATCTGGTTAAGGACGGACCTTTGAAATGGCAGGCATCTTTTCGGCAGCATCTTTCCGAACCTTGGGCGCTGCGGCAACCCCGCAGAACCTTTTTACCATCGAGAACATCGACGCGACCAAGCTGATCTACATTCGCCGATTGACAGTCCAACTTGATGCGACGGCGGTTCTGGTCTCGGTCATGCCGCAGGTCAAGGTATCGCGTTCGGCAGCCGTTCCCACGGGGGGAACCGTGCTGGCGAAGGCGCAA